AGACAGGAACTCGGTGCTGCCGGTCTGCCATCACTGACCAACACAACGCGCTATATCGTTGATGGTTGGCAGATCGCAACTGTCGGCGGGCAGGTAATAGCCAGTTCACCAAATGCTGCTTGTCCTTCGGGCTTTGTACAATCACTCGCAGTTCAGGTTATGACGGCCAACGCGGCACCAGCTGCTGGAAATCTGTGTGCGATCAGACACGCCATTGAAGGATACCGTCTTGCCCATCTGGCGTGGGGAACGGCAAACGCACAGCCAATCACGATTAGCTTCTGGATATATGCTGTACGCCCCGGCAATTACTCAGGCGCGATTAATAATGGGGCTGGTAATCGCAGCTACCCGTTTGCCTTCACCATCAATGCCGCCAGCACTTGGGAATACAAAACGGTCACCATCCCCGGCGACACAGCAGGCGCATGGGCAAAGGACAACAGCGTTGGTCTGTATCTGCACATCGCGCTGATGGCAGGCAGCACCTACGCCGGTCCCGCCAATGCGTGGGCAGCAGCAAATTATTACGGCGTGACGGGCGGCACCAACGGCGTTGCTGCAACGACTGATTTGATGCTGTTGACCGGCGTCATCGTTCTCCCCGGCAGCGAGGCACCCTCTGCTGCACGGTCGCCGTTCGTGATGCGGAGTTACGGGCAAGAACTGGCGCAGTGCCAGCGGTACTGGCAATTAGTCTATCCAGAAGCGCGATGGTCCGCGACAGCCGGATCGGTATGGATGATCTACGTCCACATGCTTTCGGTGGAAATGCGCGGCCTTCCCACGATAGCGCAACTTGCGCCGGGAATATCCGGCAACGCTTCCGCCTTCACGCTTAATGCCTTGTCTGGCAGGGAATTGCGGGTGCAACTCACCAGTGCTGCCGCCGGGGACTGTTACTGTATGCAGCGTACTTTTTCGCTGGACGCGAGGTTGTGATGGCAGAATACCAACTCACCGCGACCGATGTTGTCATCCGCACCGAGGACGGCGCATCAATCCCCAACGATCCGGCCAATCGCGACCGGGCCGAATACGAGCAATGGCTCGCGGATGGCGGTGTGCCCGATCCGTATGTGCCGCCCGAACCGGTGCCGCCGGAAGCGCAGCCGGAAACAACGGTGCTCTACGATCATGAGAACCGGTTGCGCGCCATCGAGGGCCAGCCGCCGCTGACCATCGGCGAGTTTCTGGTCAAGGCCACGCAAAATCCTGCGCCACAGCCATCAAGCAAACCAGCGCGAGCGAAAAAATGACCTCGCACTACCGTCACCGACGCATCTTCGATCCGGCCACGGCGTTTCCCACGCCGGTTGAGCCGGGCGAAATCGTGGTGAACTCGGCGAACCGGCAGATCGCCGTGGGTGATGCTGATCCGGCGTCGCCCGGTGCGACCAAGCCGCTGCTGGCCGTGCGCGTGTTCGATGCCAAGGCGCAGTACGCGCAGCACGACTTTGTCGTGCAGGCTGGCGTCCTCTATCGCAGCAACACAGCGGTCAGCCCCGGTGCTTTCAATGCCACGCAATGGGACAGCTTTGTCAGCGACAGTGTTAGCAGGGCTTACATCGATGCGGGCGATGCCGCTGTCACCGCCGCCTTCCAGACTGCCGATGCCTCCATCATTACCGACTATCAGGCGGCTGACGCCGAACTGTCCGGTCTGATCAACGGCAAGGTCGACAAGACTGGCGATACCATGACCGGTGCGCTGATCTTGGTCGGTGCACCCACCGCCGCGCTGCAGGCGGCAACCAAAAAATACGTCGACGACGTGGTCGCTGCCGGTGGCCCCGACGCCACCGCTGCCGACATCATCAACGTGCCCGCGGGCGGCATTGCGTCGATCAACGTGCAGGGCGCGCTCTATGAGTTAGACAACGAGAAAGCCAATCTGGCCTCGCCCAATTTCACAGGTGCGCCCACCGCCCCGACGCCGCCGGTCAACGACAACGACACGTCAATCGCCACCACTGCCTTTGTTCTCGGGCAGGTGGGCACTGCTGCGCCGGTCATGGACGGCACCGTGCCGCTGGTCGGCGTGTCGCAAAAATATGCGCGCGAGGATCACGCCCACCCGACCGACACGACACGCGCGCCGATTGACAGCCCCAATTTCATCGGCACCCCCACCGCCCCGACGCCCGCACCGGGTGACAACGACACGTCCATTGCCACGACAGCCTTTGTGCAGAATGTGGTCAGCGCGGCCACATCGGGATTTAGCACTGGTGACGCCAAACTGACGCTCAAGACGATTGCCGATGCGGGCTGGGTGATGATGAACGACGGTACCATCGGTGATGCGTCGTCGGGTGCCACCGCGCGTGCCAGTGCCGACACGCAGGCGCTGTTCATCACGCTCTGGACCAACATCCCCGATGCCTTGTGCCCGGTGTTGCCCGGCGGGCGCGGCGTCAGCGCGGTCAATGATTTTACCGCGCACAAGACGCTCAAGCTGCCGCTGGCGCTGGGCCGCGCACTGGCCGTGGCCGGTGCCGGTGCTGGACTGACGGCGCATGCGCTTGGTTCCGTCGCTGGCGAGGAAACTCACACGCTGACTGCCAGCGAGCAGGCCAGCATGGGTGTGGGCGGGAGCATGAGCGGCAGCGGTAGCGCCGGGAGTGCCGTGACATCGGTTGATACAACCGGCGGCAGTGCGCAGACGGCAGGCGGCGAGCCGGTAGGTACTATTAACAGTGTCACGCCGCACGCAAATGCGTTGCCCGTCAGCGTCAGTGGCTCCATCAGTGGGACGGCATCGGGCGGCGGTCAACCGCACAACAACATTGCGCCGACGTCGTTCTGGAACGTGATGGTCAAGTTATGAACGCTACCGTCAAAACGGTCGCGGACAATCTCAAGTCGCATCCGGTGGCGTTTGCGCTGGTTGTTGTCATGTTCATGTTCTTGACCGCCGAACTTTACATTTTGCGTAGTGTCGCGGCCAACACACGCGCGCGCTTCGACGCGCAGGACAAATTGCTGGAACGCATGGCGAGCGACTGCTTCGACCGGAGCAGAAAATGACCGACCGCCGCGCCGAGTGTCTGACGGTTCTGGTCGATCAGATCAACGCCATCGCGCCCAACCGCGACGTGTCGTCGGATGGCTGGATTGGCGACGAGAGCCACCAGACCACGACCAGCGATCACAACCCATGGGTCTACGACGATGACGGGACGTGGGTGGTGACGGCGCAGGACATCACCGACGATCCCGAGAACGGCATGTCGTGTCAGGCGCTGGTCGACTCGATTATCGCCAGCGAGGACGAGCGCATCAAATATATCATCTGGAATAAGCAAATCTGCAGCGGCACCGGTCAAGATCACGAGGCGTGGTGGTGGCGCGATTACACCGGGTCAAACGATCACACCCTGCACGCGCACTTCTCGGTGAAATCGCAGCCGGAATATTACGACGACAAGCACCTCTGGCAGATCGACATGGAAGGCGTGCCCGCGGATGTGGCGAAGGTCGAAGACGACAAACTGCTGCCGGTGCTGCAGCGCGGCGACAAGGGGCCGTGGGTCAAGGTGCTGCAGCGCCAACTGCTCGACGAAGGCGTGCATCTCGTGCGCATCGACGGCGACTTCGGTCCTGCCACCGAACTGCAGGTGATGGCCTTCCAATATCGGAATGATCTCGTCGTTGATGGTGTGTGCGGTTCTTACACTTGGCAAGCACTGCGAGACTGAAGGAGAAAACAATGACCGGTTCAGGGCTGATTGATTTTGTCATCACGCTGATTGTCATCTGCGGCGTCGGCGCGCTGTTCTTCATCACCATCGACTGGATGAAGGTCGATCCGACCATGAAGAAGGTGGCCAAGATTGCCATCGGGGTTGTGCTCGCCGTGGTCATCCTGCTGGCCATCAAGGCCGTGCTGTTCGGCAGCGGCGGTGCTGCCCTCACTGCAGGCGGCATCATCGGCTTCGCCGTTGGCATCATCGTGCTGCTGGTGGTGCTTTACATCATCGATATCCTGCTGGGCTGGTTGGCTACCAACATGGGCATGGCCGCGCCGATCCTCGACATCGTCCGGTATCTGGTGTTTGCCATCGCGCTGATCGCGCTGTTGGTGTTGGCTGACCGGTCGTTCTTCGGTGGTCACTACATCGGTAATTCGCTGGGCATCGAGACGCCGTCGATCATGAAACCAGAGCGGAGATGATCGAGCGCAATATGGTGCTGGCCGTCGCTTTGGGCGTGCTTATCCTCATGCTGGTGGCGGCGTCGGTCTCTTGGCCAGCATGTTGCCGCTGTTCGTTTGATGCGCAGAATGTTCTGAGATGTGACTGATGCCAACGAATGACGAGTGGCTTGGCAATTCTCTGGCCAGCCTGTGGGATATGCCGCAGGACGTGCCGCAGTACGCGCTGCCGCTACCGCAGCAGGATGCGCCGTATCAGCAGCCGCAATTTGCCCCACCAATCCAGCCACCGCGATATGTGATGCCGCAGGTCGACATCAACTCGCTGATCCCGAACGCGCCACCGCAAATCTCCGGCAACGTCACGGTGCCGGTGCCGCTCGGTGAACTGTTTGCTTCCGGCAAATATCAACCGATGCCGGAGCGACCAATGCCGCCCGAAGTTCACTTCGGCTATCGGCGGAGGTTCTGATGGACCAAGGTCTCGGCACAACCTTCTACGGCGGCTTGACGCCGGAGGACTGGTTGCTGTCGGGCACTGCGCCACCGCCGTCACCATACGATCAGTCGCCGTTGGGGCCAAGTTGGCTGCAGCGCGCGCAGGATCAGACGCAGAAGGACATTGCAAACTACCAGCAGGGCGGCGTGCCGCAGATGCTCGCCGACACGACAGAGACGCAAGATTTGGCTGGCGGCTTCGGCGGTGGCGGCATTGCCGGGGTGACGAGAGACCCGGCGCTCTGGCACGGCATCTCAAAAGTAAAATTGCCGCGGCCAATCTCCGAAATGTTTGCAACGCACGTTCCTGATCCCGCCGTTGCGGCAGTGCCCGAGAAGATCATCACGCCGTCTGATTTGCAGGGCGGTCTGCTGCTGCCTGCGCTGGGCGACCGTTCGGCTGCTGGCAGCGCACTGACCGCGGTCGGCGAGACACCGCTCGCCAACCCGGTAACGATGCAGGGTGGCCATGGCTACATGGCGGCGCAGTCGCCGGAAGGTGCGGTTTGGGCATCGGCACCGAGTGTCGCCAGCAGGCTGGGCAATACCGTGCGCGATCTTTCCGAGACGACCGGCAAGCCGGTTTACCTGCCGTACACCGCGATGGGCGAGCGGTCGGTCGACTTTTCGCATCATGCGTCCGACACGCTGGCCAACATGCTGGCCGACGCCGCTGTAGGCCGCAGAGACCTTGGCTCGTTCAATGCCGCGATGCGCAGGACAGATGCCAACTTCGGCCCGGTTCGTGACTGGCCCGGCGTGCAGGCCGATGATCTTGCCGCATACCTGCGCGAGGGCGGCGGTGATGTGCGCAACAAATTTGCCAAGACCATGGATACGCGGCAGTTTCAGGAGGCCGGATTTCCCAGTGTCGCCGAGGCGCGCTTTGCAGTGACCGATCCGCGGCTGCTCAATGTGCCGACTGGCGCGTCTGGTCTGTCCATCGCGCGCGCCGATCCCACCGGCAGGACGTTTACCGAGGGCGCGCTGCACCTGACTTATCCGACCAAGCTGGCTGGCTCTTACGAAGGCAGTTTCGGCACCAGCGTGCCGAAAGAGGTCATGTTCCCCGACATGATCAACGCCTACCGCAGGCTGGGCTATGAGCCGTACCGCCACGACTACCTGATGGCGCGCGGCGTTGAGGGCGCACCGACATATCAGCGCGCCAACCAGCAGTGGGTCGACCGTGTCTCCAAGTGGCTGGAGAAAAACCAACAATAGGAGAGCATCATGCAGAAGAACAAAGACGAATACACCACCGACGAAGGACCGCCGCCATCCGACACGCGCGACCGCTACTCGCATCACTCATCGCCACAGGACGATGTGCAGCAGGCCGTGCAGAAACCGCCAGCGGCCAGCACGCCGGGCCGTCGCGAGGTCACCGGCACGGTCAGCCGCAAGGAAGTGCCGATGCATGTCACCAAACATCCCGAACCGGTCGGTCGACCGAAGAATCGAAACTACGACTGATGAGGTTGAGGTATTGGCGGAATTGGTGGGGACTGAAATGCTGGCTGCAGTGCTGCGGCGGATGCATCGACTATGACGAGAAGTCAGTGCATTGGATGTGCGCTGATTGCGGAAAGGTAACGCGATGAACAACCGGCATCTCACGCTGCTGCAGCGCAAGCGCGCGATCCTCAAGGCGCGCGAGGAGTTGATTGCGTTCACGCAGTTGATGATGCCCGACGCTGACCACGCCGATGATCCGGCCTATTCGCTGTATTCGCCGCAGCAATTTCACCGGGTCATCGGCGCTGGCCTTGAGGAGATCGACGCGCGCAAATTCCGGCGGCTGATCATCAAAATCGGTCCCCGGTTTGGCAAGACGACGCTGGCGTCGAATATGTTTCCGGCGTGGTACATCGGTCGCCATCCCGACAAGTCGGTGATCGTCGCCACCTACAATCAGACCTACTCAGAAGATTTGGGTCGCCGCATTCGCGACATCATGCAGTCGCCCGCCTACAAGCAGGTCTTCCCCGATCTCGAAATCAAGCAGCGGTCGGCTGCGGTCAACCGCGTCGAGACGACGGCGGGCGGCATTGTGTTCTGCGTCGGTCGCGGCTCGGCCATCACCGGTCGCGGCGCGCATCTCATCGTGCTGGACGATCCAATCAAGGACCGCAAGGAAGCCGACAGCGCCGTCATCCGCGACACGTTGTGGTCGTGGTACACGCAGGTGCTGCGCACCCGCCTGATGAACAAGACCGGCGTGATCGTGCTGATCACCACGCAATGGACCGAAGACGACCTCATCGGTCGCCTCACCGATCCGCTCAATCCGTTCTACACCATCGACGAGGCGCGGCTCTGGCACAAGATCGATCTCCCGGCGCTGGCCGAAGATGACGACATTCTCAAGCGCGAGCCGGGCGAGAGCCTGTGGCCGGAGCGGTTCGACAAGGAATATCTGGAAGAAATTCGCGTCAGCGATCCGCGCGGCTTCAATGCCCTCTATCAGGGCCGACCGTCACCGCGCGAGGGTGCGTTCTTCCGCGCCGAGGATATGATCACCTACAACTCGATGCGCGATCTGCCCGCGCATGAGGAGATGCGCTTTTACGGCGCGAGCGATCACGCGGTGACGCAGGAGCGGCAAGGCGACAAGACCTGCCTGATGGTGGTTGGCGTCGACAAGGCCGATCATCTGTGGATCATGCCCGATGTGATCTGGCATCGGCTCGATAGCAACGTCGCGGTCGAGAGCATGCTGATCCTGATCGAAAAATATAAGCCGCAATTCTGGTGGGCTGAGAACGGTCAGGTCACCAAGTCCATCGCGCCGTTTTTGCGCAAGCGCATGCTGGAGAAGCGCGTGTTCTGCGCCATCGATCCGATCACACCCGCACAGGACAAGCAGCAGCGCGCGCAGTCGATCCAAGCGCGCGCGGCAATGAAGATGGTGCACTTCCCCGGCTGGACGAGATGGTGGGGCGAGGCGCAAGATCAGATTTTGAAATTCCCGCTGGGCAACAAGGACGACTTCGTCGACACCTTGGCGCTCATCGGGCTGGGACTAAACAAGATGAGGCCGCGAACCAAGCAGCGGCCTGTGACGCCAGTCGTTGCGGAAGGCACGTTCCGCGCACTGCTTGCGGGCACCAGACGTCGCGAGGGGCTTGACCGGCGCAAGAGGAGCCTCAACGGATGGCTGTAGACACAACGATGGGCGGGCCGGTTGGCGGATCGCTGCTGGCGCAGATGCTCGCGGCGGATGGCACGGTCCAGTTTGGCTACGCGCAGACGGAAAATCCCGACAAGAAAGACACCATCCCGCGCGATGCACCCGACCCGCCGGATCGCCGCAAGGCGCTGGTCGCGGCATGGACCGGGCGCGTCAAGGCGGCGAAAAAGCACTGGGATAAAGCCTTCCGGCGCATGCTGGAGGATCAGGACTTTGCCTTCGGCCATCAGTGGTCGAAGGGCAACCTGAACCCGACGAGCGGTGATGGGAGCAACACTGCCGATCCGCGCTACGTTGCCAATCTGACGCTGCGCCTCGTCGCGCAAAAGACGGCCTTCCTCTACGCCAAAAATCCCAAGGCCATCGCGCGCAAGCGCGAGCGCATGATCGCCACGGCGTGGGACGAGACGCAGACGCAGTTGCAGCAACTTGTGCAGACCGGCGGCATGATGGTTCAGCAAATGACGCAGCCGGGGGTGATGCCGGGGATGCCGCCGCAGCCGGGTATGCCGCTACAGGGAATGCCGCCCGGCGCACCGCCGGGAATGCCGGGTGCGCCGCCGATGGGCGGCGATCCGACGATGAGCGGCGTCATGGGCGCGATGAGCGCCGTGCAAAGCAATCCGGCGATGATGGCAGCGGCGCAGCAGGGCATGGCGGTCGCCATGGATGCCGCGCGCGTCAAGGCGCAGAACGCGCTGATGGACAAACTCGGCAAGACGCTGGAGTTGCTCTACGCCTACAACGTCGATCAGCAGGTGCACTCCTTCAAACAAATGATGAAAATGGTCGTGCGCCGCACCGTCACCTGCGGCGTCGGCTATGTGAAGCTGGGTTTCGAGCGGGTGATGGAGAAAAGCCCCAATCTCGAAAAGGGCATCGCCGATGCCGGTGAGCGCCTTGCCACCATCGAGCGCCTTGCCGCCGACATGGCCGACGATCTCACCGATGAGAACGACAAGGAGGCCGAACAGTTGCGCCTGCTGATCAACGACATGGCCAAGCAGGTCGACTTTGTCGCGCGCGAGGGGCTGACGTTTGATTACCCATTGCCGACCAACATCATCCCCGACGTGAAGACGCTTGAACTGCGCAACTTCCTTGGCGCGGACTGGGTCGCGGAGCAGTACATTCTGACCAAGAACGACATCGAGGAGATTTACGGCATCGACGTCGGCACCGAGTTTACCGGCTACAAGTGCTGGGACTTGCGCGGCCCCGATCCGGTGCAGATGGCGCGCGAGATGACCGCCGGTTACGACTGGGTCGAGGGCGGCAAGGCGGCAGATCGCGAGTATGATTTCTGCCTCGTGTGGGACATCTACTGCCGCAAGGACGGCCTCATCTACACCGTGTGCGATGGCTACAACGACTTCCTGCGTGAGCCAGCGTCACCGGAAATCTACAACGAGCGGTTTTTTCCTTGGTATCCGCTGATCTTCAACGAGTGCGATCACGAGACCGAAATCTATCCGCCGTCCGACGTGCGGCTGATCCGCGACATGCAGCGCGAATACAACCGCTGCCGCGAAGGCCTCAAGGAGCAGCGCATCGCCGCGCGCCCGTTCACCGCGGTGGTGGCGGGCACCATGGAGGAGGAAGACCTCGACAAGCTGGAGAACCGTGCCGCCAATGCGGTGGTCGAGTTGAACGCGCTGCAGCCCAATCAGGACGTGAAGAACCTGCTGCAGGCCTACAGCGGCCCGGGCATCGATCCCAATTTGTATGAGGTGAACCCGGTCTACGAGGACATCCTGCGCACCACCGGCATTCAGGAAGCCAATCTCGGCGGCACGTCCGACACGACGGCGACGCAAACGCAGGTTGCCGAAGGCTCGCGCATGACGTCGATGGGTTCCAACATCGATGATCTCAACGATCTGTTGACGCAACTGGCGCGCAACGGCGGTCAAATCCTCATGGCCGAGATGTCGAAGCCGACCGTCGAAAAGATCGTCGGCCCCGGCGCGGTGTGGCCGGAATTGTCGCGGCAGGACATCGCGCAGGAAATCTATCTGGAGATCGAGGCCGGTTCGATGGGCCGACCGAACGCGGCGCAAGACATCGCCAACGCCCAGCGCATCTACCCGCTGCTGCTGCAAATCCCCGGTATCGATCCCAACTATCTGGCCAAGGACTTGCTGCAGCGGCTCGACGACCGCTTCGATCTCACGCAGGCGTTCAAGAGCATGCTGCCGTCCATCGTGGCGATGAACGGCATGGTGCGCGGGCAGATGGGCGCGACCGGTGCGCCCGCGGGCGCAGGTCAGGGACCGCAGGGTGCCAACAACACCGCGCGCATGGGCAACACGCCGCCGGGTGGCCCGCCAGACATGACCGGCCAGTTGACCGGCACGCCGCCGCCCGGCTCAGCCGGAGGACCGCCGCCACCGGGAGGCTGAACGCTTATGCGCCCACACGGGAGAGGTCTATGAGCGACTGGCAGAAAATAGAGACAGCGCCGAAGGATGGGACCGAAATACTCGGATGTTGGTCCAAATCCAAAATTTGCTCGGTTGTTAGCTGCGAGGGTAACGGCACGTGGACGAGCGATACCGAATATGTTTCCGCACCGACTCACTGGATGCCGCTACCAAAACTGCCGACAGAATGAATATGCGCCCTATAGGAACAACCGATGGCCTTTGATCAGCACCTTGCCAATGAGATTAAACGCAGCGACGAGCTTTACGCTGAAAACATGCGACTGCGGAAGGCACTACAGGACATGATTGAAATTACAAAGCGCAATTCGGAAGCAAGTCTGATGCTCATTGCGATCCGCAAATGTGCAGAACATGCGCTTACCGCCGCTAAATGGACGACATAATGGAACAGGCAGAATTTCGGATACCGGCAACCGGCGAAGCGTGGCGGCACTATAAGGGCGGCCTCTACACCATTGTTGGGTTAGCGATTGACGACAAGGGCGATGCCGCCGTGGTCTATACGCCCTTCGGCTGGTCGCTCGTTCAACTGCCGCCGCTCTTTACTCAGACCCTTGGCCGGTTCTTGCAGCAAGTCGAAATCGACAAGCCGCGCTTTTACTTTCAGGGCGAGCGAGGCGGCGATAAAAATTGCCCCTTCATCGCTTCTGGCCCTTAAGCGAGCAACACCATGACAAAGATCGCACGCGCTGCCGAACTCTGGGCGCGCCTTGAGAAGCGCCTGATCAATCGCTGCGGCCTGCCGAACGGCAGGATGCTCGATGTCGAGCGGCCAAATTTGATCCGCTCTATCGGAAACGCATTAGTCGGTGGTCGAGCCATCCAGCATGCGCGCATAGCTGACGGCACAGAAATTGCCGGTAGAGCGGCGGCAGTGACAAACGTAAGCCCGCCGCTACCACAACAGGACGCATATGCGAAACGCATTAAAGTGCGTCCTGACAAAATGCGTCCTGACACGGTGCATGATCCGAAGCTGGCGGCGATGCTGGAACAGTCCTGTTCGCGCCGCACCGGCTACGACGGTGATGACACTGTGAGTTACGAGCGCGGCTGACTGTTTGCGCAATAAAATTATCTAGTCTATCTTCCGCGCCTTCAGGGGAGATTTGGGTCGAGCGAGGTGTTGGCCAATGGCCGACGCTGAAAACTCGACACCAACTGCGCCTGCGCTTGAAAATGCAGCACCGTCGCCTGCGTCACCCGCGCAGGCACCGGCATCTCCATCGACATCTCCCGGCGAGACTTCCGCGCCATCGCCAAGCGCGAAACCGGCAACCACCCGCGAAGCCTTACTCGACGCTGTGCAGAAGGCGGTCCCCGACAAGCCGCGCCCTGATCAGTTGCGAGAAGGTCAAGAGGCGGGAGGTGCTTCGCCAGCACCCGCAGCAAAATCTGAAACTGCACCACACGACGAAGAAGACCTCTCCGATCTGTCGGAAGACCCGACGCCGCAGGAAATACTGGAAGGAAACTTCCAAGGCGGCGGTCGTCGGCGCGTCAAAAAACTCCTCCGGCAGCGCGATGAGGCAAGGATCACGGCAGACAAACAGCGGCAGCAGATCGAGCAGTTAAATTCTCGAATGCCGCAGGCTGAAGCGGCTGCCAGTGTGCAGAAGTACCTGATCGATAACGATATCGGGAAGGACGACTTTCTGCTCACCCTTGAACTGGCCGCAGCGATGCGGCGCGGTGACTTCAAGGCCTTCTACGAGGGTGTCAGGCCTTACGTCGATCTGGCTGAACAGTATCTCGGCGTCACCTTGCCCCAAGACCTGCAACAGCGGGTGCGTGAAGGGCACATGACTACCGAGGCTGCGCGCCTGTTCGCGCGTGAGCGTATGGATCGTGGTCTGGCAGACACTGCCCGGCTGCGCACCGCGCAACGCTACGACCAGACCGTGCAGGAGACTGCGCAGCAGAACCTTCAGTCTGCCGTCGTTCAAGCTGTGAACGTATGGGAGCAGGCAACGATGCAGTCCGATCCAGATTACGCGCGAAAAAAACCGCTACTTCAGGACGTGATGTGGTCTGTGGTGCACGCACGAGGTCGCCCGCAGACGCCGGAAGCCGCCTTAGAGATCGCGAACGAAGCTTACAGGCGTGTGAACGAGCACTCTGCTCAGTGGGCACCTCCGAAACGCCCGACATCACGACAACCGAGTAGCACAGGCCGAACCAACGGCGCTGCGCCCGAAGCCAAATCCCTCAAGGAGGCTGTTGCTCAGGCCATCGAGCGCGCGCGCGTTTAGTTTGAAGGTGCGCGGAAATGCCGACGTATACGGCCCCGTTGCTGTCGCATATCACGACAGCGGCGTTGGACTATTGGCTCAACAAAGGCACTGCCTTTCAGGAAGCCATCCAAGAAAAACCCTTGCTCGCCATGATGGAGAGCAAGGCCAAGTCGTTTCCCGGCGGTAAGGGAAACATCATCATCAGTGTGAAGGGCGACTATGGCAACACTGCCGCCCCGGGTACTGGGGACTCGTTGGTGGGTTATCAACTCGATGACCAAGTTTTGTACTACACACCAGCGAACCTCACTCAAGCGATCTTCCCTTGGAAAGAACATCACATCGGTCTGACGCTGACGCACTCGGAACTCAAATCCGATGGCATCAGCGTGGTCGATACCGATGGCGATGAAACCAGCGAACACTCCGGTCGTGATGACACGGTGCTGGTCGGCCTGCTCGATGACGCACTGCAGGACTTGAGCGAACGCTACGCGATCTCGCTCAACAAACTGTTGTGGGGCAACGGCACTGCCGATCCGAAAGCCTTGGCTGGCATCGCCGCGCTCGTCACCGACAATCCGACGACCGGCGTGGTGGCCAACATCGACCGTTCCCTGAAACCGTGGTGGCGCAATCGCGCCTACACGTCGGCGATGGGCACGGCGGTCACCGGCACTCCGGCGCTGGCGGCATGGGGCGGTGCCCCGATTGCCTCCAGTGCGACCGGCGGCGGCGCGCTGATCACCAAACTGCAGAACGAGTACCGGCAATTGTCCCGCTTCGGCGGCAGGCCAAACACCGGCCTGTGCGGCAGTAGCTGGCTCACGGCACTCGAAACCGAACTGCGTGCCAACGGCAACTACAGCATGCAGGGCTTCGCGCAAGGGAAAGACATCAGCGTCGGCACCATCAGCTACATGGGCACCGACTTTGAGTACGACCCGACGCTCGACGATCTCGGTTACGCCAAGCGCGCGTACTGGTTCGACAACAGGGATATTTATTTGGTCAAGATGCAGGACGAGTGGCGTCATCAACACTCACCCGCGCGTCCGCCAGACAAGTACCTGCTCTATCGGGGCATCACCTCGACCGGGCAATTGTGTGCGCGCCGCCTTAACTCGGCGGTCGTGCTCGATATTGCCTGACGATGAGAACCGCCGGGGTCGCTGTTGCCCCCGGCGGTTTTTGCAACAGCAAAGGAAACTCGAAATGAAAATGCACTGGTGCACCTGCCGGGTGAACCTGTCAGGGCAAGGCCACCACATCATCGTCTTCGATCAGTTCAAGACGGTGTCGTGGCCGGAAGTGCAGGTGCTGATGGGCCTGCACGGTCAGGAAAACGTCTTCGACATCAAGCCGCTGCGTCTCACCGATGGCATCGATGCCAAGCAGGAGAAAGTGCGGCTCGGAGCCAAGTACGGCAGGATCGTCGAGCAGGTGTTTCCCGGCGCGCTGCCGCGCATGGAAATGACCATGCCCGGCGAAAACGAGGATCAGCAAAAAGCCGACGCCGACGGTGATGCCTTGCCGGTTAATGGCAACGGTCCCGACGACGAGCCGGAGGACGAGCCGCCCATCGAGCCGGTCGGCCCGGCCACGTTCAAGCCCGGTCGTCACCGGCCACCGGCAGGTGTGTGATGCCCATCGGTGTCACGCTGGTCGATCTGCGGCGTGACCTGCGGGCCGAGACCGGCCAGTCGCTCAACGTCGCGCAGGGTGTGCAGTCGCAGTCGACGCAGGACAACCAGCTTGACCGCCAGCAGCGCGAACTGTGGGAGGCCTACGACTGGCCGCACCTGCGCTACTGGCGCGACGTGCCGGTGCTGGCCGGGCAAGACCTCTACGACTACCCGCCCGACATGCCGTTCGACAGCATCAACTACGTTCACTACGCGCAGAGCGCGACGACGCAATGGAAGCGGCTGGCCTACGGCCTGCACGGTTTTCAAATCCGACCGGCGCAGCAAAGCCAAGGCACACCGGGCCGCTGGGGCAACATTGTCTCGGTCGATCAGGTGACGATGAAGACCAATCCGGTCGGCCAGATCAAGCTGGTGCCGATCCCGGTCGGCCCCGGCACGCTGCGGCTGGAGGGGTCGGCCCCCTGCAATCCGCTGATCGATGACACCGACACCTGCATCATCGACAGCAAGGTGATCGTGCTGTTTGCCGCCGCCGAAATCCTCGCCACGCAGAAGGTCGAGGCGGCGCAGTTGAAGCTGCAGAAGGCGCAAAACTATCTGCGCAAGCTGCTGGCCAACCAGAGCGCCGACAAGCGCCGCAACTACAATCTCGGCGGTGCCTATCACAACGGCTATCTCGGGCGCACGCCGTACATCGACTACATCCCGTCGTGAGGCGGCATGCCGTATTTCACAATCCAGAACTTTTCTGCCGGTCTCGATCTACGCCGCAACTCGCTGACCGCACCGGCAGGAACGCTGCGCTCGCTGAAGAACCTGCACGTCACCCCCGGCGGCGAGATCGAGAAACGCTTTGCCTTCACGCTGATCAAGACCGTCGACCCGTCGACCAAGGGTCTCGTCGAATGCAACCAGATGATCTACGTCTTTGCCCCCAATGGCCCGGGGCAGGTCGATCCCACCGGGCCGTTCGACGTCGGCGAAATGAAACTGGCCACGGCGACCATCGAGAAAGTCGTCGATTACGACCTGTTCGACAACAAGGTGTTCAGCATCGTCTATATCGACACCGCCGGGACGGTCGGCAGGTACTACGACGGCATCCCGGTGCCGGATGCGCAGGGTCTCTACTGCCGCACCTACAAGACCAAGGTGCACGCCGTCGATCAGGGCGTGCTGTATTTCTCCGCGGTCGGTGTCGCCGATGACTGGACCGGCACCGGCTCCGGCTTCATCGATTTGTCGCTGGAGGACAGCGACATGAGCAACGCGCAGGCGCTGGAGGTCTATTACGACAAGCTGGCGATCTTTTCCGAGACGGCCTGCCAGTTGTGGGTGATCGACCCCGACCCGCTGCAGACCCAGTACACGCAGACGCTGCATCAGGCGGGCACCATCGCGCCGCTCTCGGCGCTGCAATACGGCTCCGGTGACGTCCTCTACCTCGCGCCCGATGGCATTCGTTCGCTGCGCGCCCGCAATGCCTCGCTCGCCGCGGCGGTGTCGGACATCGGCTCGCCGCTCGATCCGATCATGCAGAATTTGTTCCGCATGAACGGCAAGGACTGGCTGCACGACGTGATCTCGGTGCTGCAGCCGGTCGCCGGTCGTTTCTGGATCATCCTGCCGGATCGCGTCTACGTCCTCTCGGCCTTCGAGGGGGCCAAGATCACGGCGTGGTCGGAGTATGATCCCGGGTTTAGCATCACCGCTGCGGCGACCGCCAACCAGCGGCTTTATCTGCGCGACGATGCCAACAACATCTATGTCTACGGCGGCGACACCGTCACCGTGCCGTCGTTTGACACCTCGCCGGTCGAGGTGGTGTTCCCGTTCCACTCCGGCGATGAGCAGTCGTCGGCGATCTTCAAGAAGTTTCACGGCATCGACTGTGCCTGCGAAGGCGAGTGGGACGTCTATGCGTCCTACGATCCCTCCACCGAGGCCGAGGACTATCTCGGCAAGTTCACCGGCCCGACGTTCCTGCAGGGCCGTTTCCCGATGGAGGGGCACGGCACCCACATTTCGCTGCGGCTGCGCTCGGCAGTCGATGGCCCCCTGCTCCTCTCCAACATGATCGTGCATTATGACTTGGCCGAAAGCGGATGATCCGCGTCGAGATCGCGACGGTCTCTGCGTTGCGATACATCGCGCAGCACCTGCGCGAGATGGACCGCGTCGAACTGGCCTGCACGTCGCCGACCGACGATCCGGCGCAGTACCTGCCCGACCGCATCTTCGCCCACGCGCAGTTTGCCTATGTCGCCATCGAACAACACATCCCGCTCACCGCATGGGGGCTGGTGCCGATGTACCCCGGCGTCGGCGCGGCCTTCGCCTTCGGCACCGATGGCTGGGGCCGCGCCCTATGGTCCATGACACGGCACGTTCGGCGCGTTATGCTCCCGCTCGTGCTGGATCACGGCTACCACCGGATCGAGTGCCGCGCGCTCAAAGGCCGCGACGACGTCGCCCGGTGGGTTGCTCTGCTCGGTGCGGAGCAGGAGGCCGTTTTGCGCTCCTCCGGCAAGCGCGGCGAAGACTTCGTCTTATACAGGTGGCTCAGCAATGAGCGCCCACGCGCAAAGGCTCAAGACCTACCCCGCGATTGAGGTGCGGCTGGCCACGCTCGATGACGTCGAGCAACTGGTCATGCTGGCGATGACGCTGCTGCGCGAAAGCCCGACCTACAACGCGCTGTTTCCCTACGATCCGGCGGCAACGCGCAAGCACATGCAACTGGCCATCCGCACGCAGTGCATGCCGTACATCGTCGCCGTGCATGACGGGCGGATCGTCGGCACCATCTCCTACACGATGGACGACAGCTTCTCCGACAGCAAATGCGCGGTGATGGGCGACCTGTTTGCCTACCGCGAATACCGCTTCACCCCGGTCGGGCGCACGCTGGTCACCGCGCTGTTCGATCTGGTCAAGCATCGCGGTGCGGTGGCGATCCACATGCCCATCGCCGGGGGCCACGAGGCGATGCCGACCTTGAAGAACATGCTGAAGAAATTTGGGGCCGAGGACATCGGCGTCATCATGCGAAAGGTGCTGTGATGGGCGGAAAAGCCAAGTCGTCAAACGACCAGATGGTACAATTCGAAATGCAGCAGGCCGCGGAGGCCAAGCAGAAGGAGGCCGACCGGCAGGCGCGGCTGTCGCAGGGGACGGCAGCGGTCAACAGCATCTTTGATGCCTCCAATGATCCGACCAACCCCAACTACATCGATTACAACAAGTACAATCAGGCGCAACTGGACTACTACCAGCCGCAGTTGCAGACCCAGTACGAGCAGGCCAAGCGCAAACTGACCTACGATCTGGCGCGCGGCGGCACGCTGCGGTCGAAAGGCGCAGCCGATGCAGCGGGCATTCTCAACACCGAAAACCTGACCGGCGATGCCGCGCTGCGCGCGCAGGCCGATACCTCGACCGCCAACCTGCGCTCGACTGTTCAGAACGAAAAGCAGACGGCGCTTAATCAGGTGTTCTCCACCGAAGACCCGTCCATCGCCGCCAACACGGCGACCAGCATGGTGCAGCAGGGCGCGGTGGCAGCACCTAACCTCAACCCGCTCGGCGCGATGTTCTCGCCGATTGCTGTCGGTGCTACCGCCGGGCTGACCAACCTGATCAACCAGTCGTATGTCAACAGGGGCATCAACGCGGCAAATCCGACCGGGACCGGGTCGCTGACAACGACGCAATACGGATGAGCATGAACCATGTGTGATCCGTTCACCGCTGGCATCATCGGCGCAATCGGCTCGATTGGCTCCGCTGTCGCAAACTACAGTGCGCAGTCGAGCGCGATGAGCAAGCAGAATGATGCCAACGCGCAGTGGATCGCGTTCCAGCGGCAGCAGTCGCAGGAGGCGTCAGCACGCGACGAGGCCAACCGGGCGCAGGCCATGGCGGCGCAGCAGCAATCACTGCAAAAGGTTTCCGGCCAGCAGCAGATGCAGCAACAGCAGACCGAGGAGAAGCGCGTCACCGAAGCCATCACGCCGGATCAATTAAAGACACCGACCAACGTCGGCGACATGCTGCTGTCGGGTCAGAAAAGCGCCAACCCGCAAGTGTCGCAAGCGATGACCAACAGCATCACCAATGCGGCGCAGGACGCACGCCAGCGCATCGCCGCATTGGCCACCGTCGAAAGTTTCGGGCCGTCGCAGTTCGGCCTCAACAACTATGTCAACCAGTCGTTCCAGACCGGCAATCAGGGCATCGACCTTTACAACGATTACCGGCGCGGCGACCTCGCGGCCTACGGTGTGGCCAAGAACGTCGAGCCGATCCGCTATCAGGTCGCGCCGGGCGCGGGCATCTTCGGTGATCTGGCAACCGGTCTCGCCAAGATCGCAGGCACCGGCCTCACATCACGTCCATCAGGGGTAGTCTAAATGCCCGGCATTTCATTTTCCGGTGATCCGGTCTTTGCCAATTCGCTCGGCGACATCGCCAACGCCTTTGCCACAGGGCCGATGCGTCAACTGCAAGCGCAGCAGACGATGCAGGACATCATCATGAAGGGCATCGAGCGCAAACGGCTGGAGGATCAGATCAGTACCGGCAACGCAGCCGGTGCGGCAACGCAGGCCGTATTTCAGGGTCAAGTCAATCCGCAGCCGGGTGCGCCCGGTGGCGCGGATGCTGCTGCACCCGCTGCACCGGCAAACATCTGGGGCGATACGACGCCAGCCCCGCAGGGCGGCATTGTGCCGAACGCACCGCCGCCACAACCCAAACAAGACCCGATGACGGCGGCGCGCATCGAGATGTACCGCACGCAAATCGAGGCGGCGCGCGCCAAGGGCGATCTCGCCGAACTGCGCAGGCTGGCGGCACTCGGCCCGATGGCTGTGACCGGGCAGGTGCCGCAGGACTTCAACACACGCGAACTCGCGCACGCGCAGGGTGTCGACATCCCGACCGTGCCAACGACACCGGGCAGCACTCCCGAAGCGGCGTCGGCCACGCTCGACAATACGGAAAGATTTCTGGCGTCGAACCCGAACGCGCAACTGTCGCCGCAGCAGGCGCTTGGTGCCTTGCAAGCGGCCAACAAGTCTGCGGAGACGACCTACGACAAGGATACGGCCAGCCTCATCACGGTGCCCAAGGCGCAGCTATCGCCGCGGCTGCAAGCCGAACTGGCGCGCCATGGTCTGGTGATGGCGGGCACCGGCACTGGCGTGCCTCCTCCCGGCGGTACGATCCCGGGACAGCCTGCGCCTGCTGGTGCGCCACAGCAGTTCGGTGCAGCACCGCTGGTGCGAATGACGCCTGACGCGGCGCGGCTGCAATTCGAGAACAAGACCAGCAAGTCGACCAGCTATCAGGATGCGAAGATCGCTGTCGATGCCGCCAATGACATCCACGATCTCTACACCAACCCGCTGGCCGAAGGCGAACTGCCGTTCCTGCGCGATCAGGCGGCGCTGACAAAATATCGCGAGGCAGTGCAATCGCACATCGCGCGGCTCGCTGCGGTCGGTGGCTCGCGTGACGACATTGCCGGGTCGCAGAGTATCCTTGCCAACATCAACGATGCTCTCGCGGCAGCGCAGCAGGGCAAGCAATTGTCGGAAGGGCAGCGCAAAGGCTTGTTCAACACGGCGAAGCTGCTGGCCGAAGGTTCGAACAGATCATACGAGCAGGAACATAGTGCGGCGCGCAACACTTATGCGCAGCAGCTTGGCCCAGAGGCTGGCAACGTCGCGGTGCCGTCACTGCAAACGAAGACGCCCGACTGGAAAACCTTTGGCGTATTTCCAACAGCACCGGCTGCCACTGCCACTGGCGGCGGTGGTGGTAGCAACACCGATCCCAATGCGATCAGACGGCGCTTGATGGGAGGGCAGTGACATGGCCGACGAAGGCGTCACCTACGAGCAGTACAGCGATGCGATGCGCCGACTGATGAACAACGCCAGTCAGGAAGGCACGCCCGAATATGTGCAGGACAGCAGCGTCGTTAAGTCCGGCGATGCGCAGCACGGCAAGCAGTTCGATGCGGATTACCAGAACGAAAGGACGGGCGGCAATATCCCGATTGATCAGTGGCGCGCCGATCCCAGCATCGGCCCGCATGCCATAATGCGCACGGTGCTTCCGGTCGCGGCAATGCCGTTCGACTGGTCAGTGCAGGCGGCAGACGCACTCGCCAACCTGAACCGCAAGATCACCGGAGGCGAGCCGGTCACACCAACGCCGCTGCCCAGCGCGATGCTGAAGAACGCACTCGGCGTGCCACCCGCGCCGGAACAAGGTCTGCAGAAATACGCCGAGACCGGTAGCACGCTTCTGTTGGGGGCAGCACCGGCAGCAGGCACTGCGGCGCTCAATGCTTTGCCCGCCGCAACGACCGCTGGCACGGTGGCAAATGCCGCCAAGGCGGGCGGCGCATCGCTGGTCAAGAACGCGGTTGTTGCCCCGGCAACGGCAGAGGCTGGCGGCTACGTCGGCGAGAAAGTCGGCGGTGACACCGGCAGATTTGTCGGCAGCACACTGGGTGGTCTTCTGCCGTCGACCCTGTTTGCGCCGAGTGCATCACGCATTGCGCAGAACAAATATGCCGCGCCGGAAAATGTCAGCCCTGATGCGCGCTACATCGCCGCCGCTGAGCAGCGGCTTGGTCTGCCGCCACGTTACGGCAGGCTGGCCACGCCGGAAGGGCAGGAACTGGAGCAGAACGCCAGAGGACCGTCGCTGGCAATGGCCAACCGGCAGGAACGCTCGGCCCTCGCCAGTGCCGGTCAGGAGATGTATCAGGATCGCCGCCAACTGCCCGCTGCCACCGGACCAGCCGCACCCTATGTGCAGGCTGCAGCGCAGGCGCGCACCGCCAATTTAAATGCACCGCCCTATACGCAGGCCGGACCGACCGCCAGCAACGCCGCGCAGGACATGCTGTACCAGCAGATGCGCGGCCAGCCGGTCGACATCACCAACACCATCAACATGGGCCGCAATATCGCGAGGAGCGAGGTTGGACCGGGCGCGGGCAGCGTGCTGGACCAGCATCTCAACGCGCTTGAAGCGCGCGCGACGAGAGGACCAAACGGCGAGTTGACGGTGCCGTGGGAAGTTGCGCACGGCACCCGCAGTGATATTGGCCAGACCTACGGCGCTCTGCCTGCATTGCGTGGTTCGGCGCTCGGTAGAATTTATCCGGTGATCACGCAGGACTTGGCCAACGCCGTGGGGCGCAGAGGCATCAGCCCCGACGTGTTCCACACCGTCGATCAGATCACACATTCGGAAATGTCTGCCGCTGAACTCAAGGCTGCGCTCGACCGGACGCTGGGCCGTTCAAGCGCGACCGGCGGAAAGAATTTTGCCGAAACGGTCAACGACCTGTCGCAGCCCGACAGTCGTTACGAGTACGGGCGCATGACTGGTGCTGGTACGCCGAATGATGTCAGCCAGAAGGTGGCCGACATCGCGCTCACCGCCCGGCAAAGCTACACGCCGCCAGTGCAGGGTGGCTTGCGCAGTGTGATCAGCAGCGCGACACAGCACGGCGCAGCACCGGTTATCAGCACCATGCTGGCCAACTTGGCGCATCAATACGGTCTCGGTCCCTACATTGCTTCGGCAACGGCTGCTGCAGGCGCATTACCGTTTGCCAAGCGGATGATCGCCAGCGAGTACATGCAAAGCCCGGGGGTGCGCAACGCGATGCTCACTGGCCAACGAACGCCTTACGCGCAAACGCCCAGCATGAGCGATCTGCTCGCCGCGATGAACGCGGCACGCTTGGCTGCACCGGGACAATGAACCATGGCACTCGATTTCGGGCTTGATCCAAACGATCCGCGCAACCGGGATCGCTTTGCGGGGTTTACGCCAACGCAAGTTGCATCTGCCGAACCACCGCCGCCGCGGCCACCGGCCAATATTCCGCCCGCCACCTCACAAGAGCAATCGAGCGCAGGGATCAGGCGGCAACCGTTGCAGCCGCAACTGATCGATACGCTGAACTATGCCGCACAGAACAATGGTGTGCGCGCACACGTCTACTCCGGCGGCCAACCGGCAAAGGGTCAGGGCTGGCCACGCACCGGCTCGACCCGTCACGATCTGGGCGGTGCTGCCGATCTCACGCTCACCGATGTCAAAGATGGTCACACGCTCGACATGACCAACCCGCAGGACCAAGCGCGCATGGCGGGATTTGTGCGTGATGCCGTCAGTGCTGGTGCGACCGGTGTCGGCGCACATCCCGACTACATGGGGCCGAACGGCATTCATGTCGGCGGCGGCGTTGCCGCTGCATGGGGTGCAAGGAATAGCAGCGCGAATGCGCCGCCGTGGCTGACCGCAGCGTGGCAGGACGGCATGAAAAACCGCATGACGCCGGAGCAGGTGAAGACGGCGCTCAAGGCCAAAGACATATCGTCACCGGAAGGCTCGGCGTCGGCATCTGCGCCACCCGACGCCACAGTGCAGCCGACGAAAGTATCCACGGCACCGACGACCGCAGGGCCGTCGACCGGCGAGGTTGCTGCAGCAGCCACCAAACCGTTCTTCCGCACCGAGTCACCGAACTATCCATCGGCAACCACTCCCGGCTACGGCCTGCCGCCGCAGTTGCCGGTGACCAACGCGCCGGGCACGAGCGTGCCGTTCCCGATGCGTCGGCCAGCAACGGCCCCGACAGCGGTGCCGCAAGCTGCACCGGGACCGACGCCGGTCCAGACCGCATCACAACCGCAAGCAACAAATGACGCGCGCAAAGCCGCGCCGCCACCAGCACCGCCGGGCGCGCGCAACGCAGGCGCATCACCGACTGCCGTGCCAAAAGCCGCACCGGGGCCAACCCCGGTGGCGACCGCCGCGCAGCCTGCGGCGACTGGTGCGGTGCGCGCCGCTGCAGGCGGGCCAACGCTCGGCGAGGCCATCATCAAATCGATGGGACCGCGTGGTGCGGGGATGTCGACGTATGTCGATCCCGGCACCGGTCATCAGGTCATCAATCCCGGTGGCAGCGGCGAGCAAGCCATGGGGATCACACGCGACATCGGGCCGGTACGGCAGACCGTGTCCCGACTGGCACCGGCAGCACCGCAGCGTCCTGTTGCTCCACAGCCTCCCGGCGCAGGAACAACAACTGCTCCAGCGGCGCAGCCGGTGCCACCTCCCAAGCCAGACTTCGCCGGGCCGAACGCGCCGTTCCCGTTCACCGGGTCGGTGCCGAATGCACCCGGTCAGCCGCCGCCGGGATCGTTCGCCTCGCGCTTCCCCGGTGACCGCTTCAACTTCATGGGGCCAACGCCGCCCGCGCCCGACGCAGCCGGTGTGCTGGCCGCGCCCACCGTCAATCAGCCGCAGCAACCGCTGCCGCCACAACCGCAGCCCTATCCGAGTGTCACCGAACAACTGCCGCCGGGCTTCAATGTGTTTGCCGGTAGTCCGCAGCCAGCACCGACCAGCATCAGCCAATTACCGTGGTGGCCGTTCCTCGATGGCGGTGGCGGTGGAAACGCCTTGGCGTACTCCGGTGACTGGGGCAGCGGCTACTAATCGATTGGCGTGCTGACATCGGTGGGCCAGCGCAGCACCTGTCTTGCCGGTGACGCGGACAGGACCATGGCCAGCACCAGCCATGCGGCGAAGATGACCAGACACTTTGCCCACGGTTTAATTATCACCGGGGGTATCCAGCTTCAGCAGCAGCCAGCCAACCAGCACGATGATGAACAGGCATGCCGTGGCGATGAAGGCGACGTAAAACAGCATCACGGCCACACGTCTTTTTTGCCGTTTGGCTTTGCAAAAAATGCCCGCCCAGCAATCAACCCCACGGCGATTGCGATCACCGTCAGCCAGCCCAATAAATCCACGATGGATATCCCCCACAACTGTGGAGGTACTATAGTCATACAGACTATAGTCTTTCAAATAAAAAACCCCGCCCGGTGAGGGGCGGGGTTGGTCGTCAGGCCTTCTTGCGCTTCGACTTGATGAAGTCCTGTGCCGCACGGCCAGTCAACGGCATGGCGCTGCGCGCTGCAGCCTCTGCCTTCTTGCGTGCCGCCGTCATCTGCTCGGCGATCAGCGGGTTGGACCGGTTGAGGAAGTCGGGGATGTCATCCTCCTTCTTCACGTTGGATGGCAAGGATGCCAGATCGTCGAACTTGACGAGCGGCTTCAGTTCGCTCCGCACTTCCTTAATCACCTTCGGCTCGGCGGCTAGTCGGCGGCGCTGCTTCTCCAGCTTGGTGACCATGTTGCTGGCCCGGGTGAGCCGTGTGTGCCACCGCTTGAGGCTGGCTTCACAGGCTGCGAGTTTCTTGGTAACGTCAGTCATAGGCTTTTCTCCATGTTTCTGAAGTGTGGCCCGGCGACTGTGTGAGCAGTCACCGGGCCGTTTCATTATGCGGTTACGGTCACGTCTTCCCAGTTGGCTTTGAAGATTTGGTAGGTGTTGCCTGACTGGTCGGGTGCCTCGATCATGCTCCCGTAGGTCTCGCCGAGATCGCGTTTATTTTTTGCGATCAACCGCCGCGCGTCATCGACGCTGGTGGCTGGCCCGACCCTCGACGTGTACGTCTCTTTCAGGCCGTTCTTTTTTGTCGGGACCGATGTGACGTAAACCACATATGGCTTTGGCACGAATGCCATTGCACTTCTCCTGTTTCTGATTTGATTGTCAAAGAACCCGGCAATGTGCCGCACCAGTCGGACTTCCCGACTGACACAAAGAGTATAGCACAGGTCGTGAGCGACCATTGGTCGGAGGTCACTTTTTGCGATTGTGACATCGATGCCGCAGCGACAACTTGCACGTTTTGAAAAAATGAAATTACGAAATTGCTGGTACTTCTCGAACACAACCGCGCGCGATTGATTGAACAACTCGCGCGTCGATGCGCGCATCCCGCGGAATGCGTATTAGACTATTTTCTATTTTGCGATTGTGGTTGTGACGAAAAAAGTTGGTTGAAGTCCGGTTGAAATCAGTCGCCGAACTTAATGACCTTCTTGACCGGTAGCGGCGGATCGATGCCGTGCAGCATGTCAACTATTTCGGTGATCGATCTCTGGTCAGCCGCACTGACGCCAACACGGAAATGACAACCCGGGTGCGCGATGTCGAAGTCGCGCAGGTGCTGCAGCCAGTCCTGCTCCAGTCCATCGGTGATGGTGGCGACGGTGAAAATTTTAGTCATTCCAGATGACCTCGTTCTCGTCAGCCGGTTCGTATGCGCCGGGCAGCGGCTTGATCAGCGGCACACCGTTCTTCTTGCGCATCGGGTTCATGCGGTCGACGCAAGCCTGACAGATGGGTTGCCGGGGACCACCGTCGAGACTGACGCTCGGCACCTTGTTCGGGTGATAGCTGAAGATGTTGCCGCAGCCCACGCAGGGGCTGGTGACCATGACGTATCCCATCGCGACACTCCCGGTGAATGAACCACCCTAAAGCAAAAACGCCGCCCGGTGGAGGGGCGGCGTTTGCGTCAGCTATCGACGAGGAAGATGCAGGCGTAGAGGACGATCACGGCGAGGATCGAGAGTTGGCCTAATTCCATTTTAGTCTCCCAGTTTTTTGAGGGCTGATGCGCCGGATTTGCCGGTCGCCTTCAGGTAGTCGAGGAATGCCGTGACCGGCCCCGGCACATGCCGGTCGCCGGAGATGTACCGCTCGATGGTGCGCTTCTCGCTGCGCAGCAGACGTGCAGCTTCGGCCTGCGACAGACCGAGGCGCGCGAGCGCCAGTTCGAATTGCGTGCCGGTCATGCTGCCAGCCTTTCCTGCACGCGGATGACGGTGCGGGCCGACCACGGTGCGCCGGTCGGCGTGGCGATCTTGCGCGTATTCAGTTCGCGGGCGATGGCGCGCGCCGACTGCCCAGCCAGCCCGGCGAACACCGGTCCCAATGCCAGCGCCCGCTCGACCGCCGCGGTGTGGTTGTCGCTCGCCTGCTTGGCGTTGCCCAACTGCACGCCGCGCGCCTTGGCCATGGCGAGGCCAGCCTTGGTGCGGTCGCTGATCATGTCGCGCTCAAGTTCGGCCACCGCGCCCAATATCTGCACGGTGAACTTGGTGGCGTGCGGATTGTCGCAGGCGACGAAGTCGACCTTGCTGTCCTGCAGGCTCGTGATCATCGACAGCTTGCGCGCCAGCCGGTCCAGCTTGGCGATCACCAGCGTGGCCTTCTGCTTCTTGCAGGCCGCGAGCGCCGCGGCCAGCGCCGGGCGATCCTCGCGCTTGCCGCTCTCGATCTCGGTGAACTCGGCGACGATGCTCTTGCCGGTCGACGTCCCGAACTCGGCGACGGCCTTGCGCTGCGCGTCGAGGCCGAGGCCGGAGCGGCCCTGCGCTTGCGTCGAAACGCGGTAGTAAGCGATTAGGCTTTTAGTCATAAGAACCCCTTGGTTGATCAGCGGAATATACCGACCAATGGTCGCAAGGTCAATGAATGCCCCCTTGCACCCCCGACCGTTGGTCGGTACTATGGAACTATCGAAACCATGGAGAAACAACGTGATACGACCCCTGACGATGGAGGACGAAAAGCGCATTGCGGCCAACCGCAGGCGTATGGCCGGTGAGCGGCGGGTGGTGCGCCGGGTGGTGCGTGACCTGCTGGCGGCTGGCTTTGCCCTCACCGTCGATGACGGCGGCGATGAGCCTGCCATCCGGCAGTCGACCGACGCCCGCAAGATCGAGGCCTGCCTGCTCAACACCGACGACGACCGCATCTACGCCAGCAAGCCGGGCGTGAAGACCGCCTTCGTGCGCTTCGTCTACGGCAACGATGCGTGGGAGGTGATCGCCGACTACAGCGTCAGCCTTGAGGATCACCTCAAGGGCGCGTTCGATCTGTGCGGCAAGCTGGAGGCGCGGGGGTGAAATGCCATTATGCGGTATAACGGTATAAGACCAAAACCCCGGCAGCGATGCCGGGGTTTTTGTTTGGTGGGCGATGAAGGGATCGAACCTCCGACCTTCCCGGTGTAAACGGGACGCACTACCGCTGTGCTAATCGCCCGGTTTATTTTGGTGCGGATTTTGGTGCGCACGGTTCCTGCAAATCAAAAACCCTCTGCAACATTGGGCTTTCCTCTCACGAGCAAACTGCGTGTAAATAGCCGTGCTTTCGATTTTGGTGAACAAAATCAAGCAACGACGAGCAACGGCAAGCAACGATGTTCCCCCTCAGTTCACGTTGTTTTTGGTGCGCACCAAAATAAAGAACAAAAAGAAACCCCCGGCTTCGTGGGCCGGGGGTTGGGTTTCTGGTGCGCACCAAAATCAATCAGGCCATCTTGCGCCGCCGACCGAACCTGACGTTCAACACGCCGTCGAAGTGCCCCTCCATGTAGTGCTTGTAGTGCTTGTCGATGATCTGCACCGACACGCCACAATACTCGCTGACCTCATCCTTGGAGATGCCCGCCATCAACAGCCACGAGATGCAGGTGTGGCGCAGGGTGTGGGGGGTGATCTCCTTGCCCAACCCGGCCAGATCACGCGCGTGGACGAAGCCACGGTAGAAGCCGCGGATAGGCTTGCCGTCCTTTTCGATGATCGAGCGCCGCGAAATCCCCAGCCGGTGCCAGCGCCGCATATGAGCCAGCAGTTCAGGACGAAGCGGTACGGTCGGCTGGCGCTTGTTGGTCGCCGATGATCCGTGAGCCTTGCGGTAATAGTGGCCACGCTCAAGGTCGACCCAGCCGCGGCCAATGGCACGCTCCGGTGCGGCATTACAGATCGCGGTAGCGCGAGTGCCGGTCTTGAGACCGACGAGGATGGCGCGGGCGACGTGGCGCATGGTGTGCCTGCCGGGCTTGCCGTCGCGGTTCTTCTGGCGAAAGCGCCATGCGGCGCGGACGAGCGCCGCGGCCTGCTCGACGGTAAGACAACCCTCTCGCGGTTGTGAGGGAGCGGGCAACGTCGGGCTGAACAGCAGGCGCAGACCGCCGCGCTTTCTGCTGTAGTCGTTGATCGCCGCTGCAAGGTGGTTAAGTTCGCGGCGGGCCATTGCGTCAGAACCGCGCTGCTTGGTGTAGGCCTCCTGCGTGTGAGGCGTCATCTCACTGATGGTGTAAGTGCCAAAATACACCAGCACGCGCTTAGACATCTTCTCGACGTCCCTGATGCGGCTCTCGCCACGTTTGTCGCCGGGCTGCATTTTCTTGCGCATGCGCTCGATCAAGCGCGGCGTATAGTAGCCGATGCAGTCGGCGATCACCGCTTGATTGGGATCACCGTTGCCTTTCGCTTCCGGCTGCTCGATGACGTCGGCCCGGCACTCGGCGATGGCTTGCGTGATCGCGTCTGCCTTCTCTTGGACAGTAGGATGCCTGCCGAGTGTAGT